CAGCGAGGTCGGATCGGACGGGTTGCGCTCGCCATTGCCGCTGGTGTCGGTGCGGCCGGCGATGGTGCCGGTGATGCCAACGCCAACCTTCTGGCCCTTCAGTTCGTTCACGCCGACCATGTTGATCGCCTGCAGGAAGGAACTGCTTTCCTGCATGCGGCTTTCGAGGCTCTGCTGCACGGTCGGCTCGACAGAGAAGGTGTTGGCCACGCCGCTGACGTTGTTCAGCGTTGCAACCTGCTGGGTGTAGCCCTCGAACTGGCGGCGGGTTTCGGTACGCATGGGATAGCTCCGGAATCGTGAAGGAGGGGGGCCGATCAGCAATCGGTGATGTTGGCGGCGTCCACGTCCTTGCCACCCGGCACAACCGGGCGTTGGGTGAATGCCTGCGGGGTTTCGTCCAGCTTCTTGCGCATGCCGGCGACCTGAGTGGAGAGGGTCTGCAACTGCTCGCGCAGTGCACGGTTGTCCTGGCCGAGCTTAGCCATGGCCGCATCCTGCTCGCCCACCGCGCCGAGCAGCTGGGTAGCGAACTCGGCCACGTTGAACGCGGGATCTTCCTTCGCCGGTGCTGGTGCGGGCTTCTTGGCCAGGCCGAGGCTGGACAGCAACGCGGCAACCGGGCCGGGGCGTGCCTCCGGCTCATCCTCGGCCGTGAACTTGATGATGGTCTCGGCGGCCTCGGTGAACAGGTTCTCCGGTGCCTGCTTGCGATCCTTGAGCGGGCTGCTGTCGGGATTCTGCGCGGAGAATGCGAGCATGCTGGTGCCGAGGCTGGCCGGCGAGTCGGTGACTGCCAGGCCGAACAGGTACGCCTTGCCGCTGTCGGCGAACTCCGGCGAAATCTCAATGCTGGTGAAGACCTTCTGCTTGCGCACGTTCACCATATCGACCAGGTCATCGGTCGGTTCGACCTGCGCGAACAGGGCCAGCTTCTTCTTGCCGGCGATGTCCACTTCCTCGGCCTTGACCGCCAGCACGTCGCCATAGGCGCGGAACGGGCTGTCCGGCAGCGTGCTGCGGAAGTGTTCCAGCCAGATGCGGGCGCCGTACACCTGCGGATCGTAGGTTTCGGCAATGTCCGCGATCTGCTGTCGTTCGATCACCCGGCCATCGGTGGTCGCGCCTTCGACGGCCACACGGAAGAACTCGGAACGCTTCTTGGTTTTGCTGGCCATCTCGCCCTCTGCTGGTGTCGGTGCGCATCGGTTCTCGATGCGATGACCCATGGTCGAATGAGGGCGAGTCGGCGGCAACGCGAACGATGTGTAAACCGCTGTTCTACGTGGGGTTTTCGTGTCGCGCGCGCGTGACGCCGGGCAACCTGTTCACGTGAGCAGCCTAGCCGAAAAACTCCACGTCGATCCACGGCGCCAAGCCAAGTTCCTGTACTGGATGGGTTGGCGCGTGTGCGATATCGCCAACCTGATTGGCGAGAAAGAGAAGACCGTCCACAGTTGGAAGGCGCGCGACGAATGGGACCGCGCAGACACTGTTGAGCGCATCGGCGGGGCACTGGAAGCGCGGTTGGCCATCCTCATCCACAAAGAGGAAAAGACCGGCGGCGACTTCAAAGAGATTGATCTGCTCCACCGCCAGCTGGAACGGCAGGCCCGAATTCAGCGCTACCAGGGCGGCGGCAACGAGGCCGATCTGAATCCTGCGGTGGCCAATCGCAATGCGGCACCGAAGAAGAAGGCGCGAAAGAACGAATTCAGCGATGAAGAGATCGAACGCCTGCAAACGGCGTTTGTGGATGGGTGCTTCGACTACCAGCGCGATTGGTACCGGGCGGGCAACGAGCGCACGCGCATCATCCTGAAGTCGCGCCAGATCGGCGCCACGTACTACTTCGCCCGCGAGGCGCTGATCGATGCGCTGACCACGGGCCGTAATCAGATCTTCCTGAGCGCATCCAAGAGCCAGGCACATATCTTCCTCGGCTACATGCGCGGGTTTGTGCGTGAGGTGTTGGACCGTGACCTGACCGGCGATCCGATCACGTTGGCCAACGGGGCAGAACTGTTCTTCCTCGGTACGAACGCCCGCACCGCACAGGGCTACCACGGGAACTTCTACTTCGATGAGTTCTTCTGGACCTACGGTTTCAATCAGCTGAACAAGGTCGCCAGCGGCATGGCGATGCACAAGAAGTGGCGCAAGACCTACTTCAGCACGCCGTCCACCATGGCGCACGAAGCGTTCGATTTCTGGACCGGTGATCGCTTCAACAAGGGCCGGCCGGTGTCCCAGCAGATTCAGCTGGACGTGAGCCATGCGCGCCTGATGGGCGGCCGCCGCTGCGAGGATGCCATCTGGCGCCAGATCGTGACCGTGCTGGACGCGGCAGGCCGGGGCTGCGATCTGTTCGATATCGAGGAACTGCGCCGCGACTACAGCGCCGAGGAATTCGCAAACCTGCTGATGTGCGAGTTCGTGGACGACAGCGCCAGCGTCTTCCCGCTCACGATGCTGCAGCCGTGCCAGGTCGACAGCTGGGTGGATTGGGCCGACGAATTCAAACCATTCGCCATTCGACCTTACGGCGACCGCGCGGTGTGGATCGGCTATGACCCTGCCGAGACGGGCGACAGCGCGGGCATCGTGGTGCTGGCCCCTCCGCTGGTGCCCGGTGGCAAGTTCCGCGTGCTTGAACGCCATCAGTTCAAGGGCATGGATTTTGCGGCGCAGGCCGCATTCATTCAGCAGATCACCCTGCGGTATTGGGTGACCTATATCGGCATCGACGCTACCGGCATGGGTACGGGCGTGGCGCAGCTGGTGCGCCAGTTCTTCCCTGGCGTGACCGTCTTCAACTACTCGCCCGAAGTGAAAACCCGGCTGGTGCTGAAGGCGTTCGATGTCATCAAGAACGAGCGCTTGGAATACGACGCCGGCTGGACGGACCTGACGCAATCACTGCTGGCCATCCAGAAAACCATTACCCCGAGCGGGCGCCAGGTGACATACACCGCTGGCCGCTCGCGCATCACCGGCCACGCCGATCTGGCGTGGGCACTCATGCACGCCCTGCAGAACGAGCCGCTGGAAGGCGGTGCTGCAGCACGCGGCACCATGGAGATTTTCTGATGACAGACACCGACCAGGGCGCCACTGCGACGCCGCCGAGTATCGAGGCGTTTACGTTCGGCGAGGCCACCCCCGTGCTGGAGTCGCGCGGCATCCTCGACTACCTCGAATGTTGGAAGAACGGTCGCTACTTCGAGCCTCCCGTGGATCTATATGGCCTGTCGCGCACCACGCGCGCGAATCCGTACTTGCACAGCGGCCTCACGTTCAAGCGCAACATGCTGGTACGAACTTTTCGCCCGCATCGCTTGCTGAGTCGCGAGGCGTTCTCGCAGCTGACGCTGGACTACACCACCTTCGGCATGGCCTACGTTGAGCGGCGTCGAGCTATGTCCGGCGCCGCGCACAGCTTGGCGGTGCCGCTGGCGCAGTACGTGCGCAGGGGCGTGAAAGATGGTGAGTTCTTTCAGGTGCGCGCTGGCCGCGTGGAGCATGAGTTCCCCGATGGCGAGGTGTTCCAGCTGCGCGAGGCCGACGCGGATCAGGAAATCTACGGCGTGCCCGAGTGGATGCCAGCTGTGCAGTCGGCGCTCCTGAATGAGTCGGCCACGCTGTTCCGGCGGAAGTACTACAACAACGGCTCCCACGCCGGCTACATCCTCTACATGACCGATCCGCAGCCGGAAGGGATGGACGTGGACGCATTGCGCGACGCGCTGCGCCAATCGCGCGGGCCGGGCAACTTCAAGAACCTGTTCGTGCATTCGCCCAACGGCAAGAAGGACGGCCTGCAGGTGATTCCGGTCAGTGAGGTGGCAGCACGCGATGAGTTCGCCGGCATCAAGAGCGTGACCCGCGATGACATGCTGGCGGCGCTCCGCGTGCCACCGCAGCTGCTGGGCATCGTGCCTCAGAACAGTGGCGGGTTTGGATCGATCCGCGATGCGGCGACCGTGTGGGCGGCCATGGAGCTGGCACCCCTGCAGACGCGCATGACCGCGATCAATGAATGGCTGGGCCAAGAGGTGATCCGCTTCGATCCCTTCGAGCTTGGAGTGGCTGCATGATGACCAGCCGCCAGAACCTGCGCTGCGGCGCCTGCGCCCGACTGCTGGCCAAGGCCGCCGGCGACTATGACCTACAGATGAAATGCCCCCGTTGTGGGGATATGAACCATATGAAGGCCCAGAGCCTCTCCACGGATCGCCGCGAGCGACACCACGAAGAAGGCTCTACCCATGAAGAACGAACTGATCCTCGGCGATGCCCTGACCGTCCTGCCGACCCTGCCGGCCAACAGCTTCGACGCCCTCATCACTGACCCGCCGTACGCAAGCGGTGGCACGCACGCGGCCTCCCGCAGCTGCATGCCGACTTTGTGGGCGACGAACGCGATCAGCGGTCCCACCTCGCATGGATGCGCCTGTGGCTAGCGGAGTGCGGCCGCGTACTGAAGGAGGGCGCCCCGGTGCTACTGTTCACCGATTGGCGACAGCTGCCGCTGACCACCGATGCCCTGCAGTGTGCTGGCTTCACCTGGCGCGGTGTGGCGGTATGGGACAAGACCGAGGGCGTGCGGCCTCAGCTGGGCCGCTTCCGCAACCAAGCTGAGTACGTCGTGTGGGGCAGCAAGGGACATATGCCGCTCGGCCGGCGCGCGCCAGTGCTGCCTGGTGTGGTTCGCGAGAAGGTCCGCAAGCTGGACAAGCACCACATGACCGGCAAGCCAACCGACCTGATGCGCCAGCTGGTGAGAATCTGCGAAGAAGGGGGGCGTATCCTGGACCCGTTCGCTGGCTCGGGCACGACGCTGGTCGCGGCTCAGCTTGAGGGCTACCAATGGGTGGGCTGCGAGGCCACGCGTCACTATTGGGGTGTCGCGAAGGACCGATTGAGCAAGCTGTGAATTAAGTGGGGGCGCTATTGCGCCCCCACGTTCATCCGGCATAGGGCCGTGATGCGCTGGACAAATACGCCTGCGTCCAGGAAGTAGTTTGGGTAGGTTTTTCGCAGTTGGTCAACTCCCCCGCCTGCGACCAAGACGGCGTCGATAGGCTCGCCGTTAGCCGTTCGAGCTTCGGCTTCAGCATATGCGGCGGTCGCTTCTTCAAGATCACGCTCGGCGAAAGATTTGATCGTGAGCACTGAGCGCTCGGTATTCAGGATAACCAAGTGATAGGCGGACGATGAACGCCCGCTTTGATGAATCTTGTCCGCCGCAACGCTGAAGCCACGAAGGAGAGCCAGTACGTTGAGGCGGCGCTCGACATCTTGGAGACGCTGGACTATCTCGCTGAATGCGAAGCCCTTTAGCTCATCCGGGACGGCCGTTTTTTCCTGAACGGCGAACGCAGAGCTAGCGAGGAGGAAAAACTCCCGCCACAGAGGCGTGGGACGTCCGGCCTTGATCGCCAGGTTCTCAAATACGTCAACGGTCTCGACGGCAGTGGCCCAAGCATGCTGAAGCCGTGTGCGAAGTTGCAGCTCGACGTGCAGACCGTCGTAAGCAGGTGCACGCGCGTTTTGGTAACGGTAGACGAGATGGATACTGCGATAGCCATCAGCCTTCGGCGCAGCAACGTAGTTGTCCACCTTTCGTAGCTCATGCGGAAAGCGGGCACTGTGAACATAGGATCGGTGGAGCGCATCCAACGCCTTGGGGTTGGGGACAACCGCACGTAGTCCGGCGATGTCCTGCATGCGGGACAGCGACATGTCCCCAAATCGTTGCAGCTTAGAGGCGATAGACGGGAGGCGTTTCAACCGCTGGCCAACCGCAGCGTTAGCCGCATCCAGTCCTTGCGCCTTTAGTTTTTTGCGAAGCGCTGCTTGGAAAGTGTTAAGTGGATAAGCGTGAGCAGCCCGCCAGTTGGATATCACTGGCATGGCGGCAACGATGTCTTTGCCAACAGGAGGTTCCTGGCGCAGCACGTCGCCTGCGCGCTCCACTTGCTTTCTGCTGAACTGAGGTGTGACAAAGGCCATATAGATCCTTTACTGGCTATTCGTACTAGGGGTTTGCGGACTTAGGGTGGCGATCAATTCCGCGTTCGCCTCCGAACGACGTTGGTCACGCTGCCTGCTCTCTTCCCGCAGGCGCAACTCGCGCTCGCACAGCCATTCGAAGACCGTCTGATCCTCATCAAGCTCGGGCGGCAGGCGGGCCGCGTGCCGGATCTCGCGCGAAAGCTGGCCTGCAAGTACGCCGAGCTTTGCGTACTTCAACTGCCTATGTTCAAAGTATTCATCGTAGGGCAACCAATCGTGTTGCGCGATATCTGATAGCGCGGACTCGATGTTGCGAAGTTTGGCTGGGAGAGCGTGCAAGCGGTCGAGCAATTCCGCCGGTAGAGCAGTCCAAGCCACCGTGAGACCCGAGAAGTCCAATTTTGGTGTCTCAACCTGTGGGGATCGGTGCTCCTCGCCGTCCTCAGTCCGGCTAAGTTCCCCGAGAGAGGTGCCGTCGTCAGTGCTGACAGATGCGCAGTCCGAAACGAAGGCTTCAAGGACAGCAGAGACTGTCACGGCGAGGAACAGCAGGTCCTCCCGTTGCTTCGCTTCCCGCGCAAGGC